TTGGCTACGGCAATCCGTTCTTCCGCGCCCCCGGCGAGGAGCGCGCCTGGAACCTGCACGCCGGCATGTTCTCCCCGGAAGCCCGCAAGCTGATGACGACGGAGACGCGCGGCCAAAACTCCTGGGTCAACTACGGCCCCCACGGAGAGGCCAACCGCAGCGCTTCAGGCGCCGACACCGTATACGCCCCGCAGAAGACGACGGTCCTTCCCGACTGGGTCATGACGGATGGGCGCGCCGCCCCGCAGCGCCTGCCCTACGTGGCGCCGCCGGGACTGGGATCGCTCTACCCCGTCATGCCCGTGGACGACGGAAACGACGAGTAAACCTCATCTTGAAGTTCATTCGCAAATCACCATAGGGTTTGTCTTCCCCTTCCTGGAGGCCGCACCCCATGACGACCAAGCTCGGACTGCCCCGGCACTATGTCGAGAAGATCGTCGACGCGATCATAAACGACATCGAAGAGAGCGGCTGCATCAGCCGGAACCGTCTCATCGATGCTGGCGTTGCCGCGGTCGCCATCGCGACGTCGAAGGACGAGACGCCAGATCCGCTGGCAGACAAATCGTTGATGCAGGCGCTGATGGACACCAAGGCGGAGCTGCAGGCGGCCGGACAATGGGGCGCTAAACCGGACTGGGTCTGGCTACCCGGCGGCGGTCTTGGCGCACACCGTGATGTTCGCTCAGTCCTCATCGATGAGCGCACCAAGATCGCTGAGAAGAAAGCCAGCATCTGCGACGTCGACCCTTGGACCGGCCAGTGCAAGTTGTCTTGGGTCGACAGCACATCAGTCAGACGGTCCGTCCCGATCCCGATTAGTAGGATCAGGGAGACCATCCGAAACCACGAAGAGCATCTCTATGACACGCATTGGAAAGGCCAAGCGGCCTACAACAAAGACGGCCTCGAAGGGTAAGAAGCCCAAGAAGGACCGCACAGAGTTCCTGAAGCAGAAGGCAGCGGCAGAGGCAGAGGCTCACGCCATCATGAGCGCCCCGCTCAAAAAGACAGGGCGCCCATCCGACTACACGCCCGAGAAAGCACGCGACCTCTGTGAGCACATCGCAACCGGAAGATCACTCGCTTCGTGGTCTGCGCTTCCCGGTAATTCTTCGATCGCATCGGTCTATCGCTGGTTTGATACGCACCCTGAGTTCCGTGATCTTTACATGCGCGCGAAAGAAGATGGTGCCGAAGCTCTGGCCGATCAAATCGTTGACATTGCCGACGACGACACCATCAGCCCCGATTCGCGCCGTGTCCGCATCGATGCCCGCAAGTGGGTGGCGATGAAACTCAAGCCTCACAAGTACGGCGACAAGGTCCAGGTCGAAGCCAACATCAACCGCAAGCTGAACGAGCTGTCAGATGACGAACTCGCGGCTATCGCCGCAGGAGGCCGCAGCAGAGCTGCTGCGTCGGCGGAAGGCTCGAAGTCGACTCATTGAGTGGGCGCCGATCGCGCTCGGGTTTCGCCCGGCCGCCCATCACATGCTGATCGCCGACGAGATCGAAAAGCTCCTGGTTTCGTCTGAATACGACACCCTGCTGATCTTCGCCCCGCCGGGCTCGGCCAAGTCGTCCTACGTCTCGGTGGCGCTGCCGTCCTGGTATCTGGCGAAGAACCCGACGCACAACGTGCTCGCCGCGTCGCACTCGATCGACCTCGCCGGCAAGTTCGGCCGTCGCGTCCGCAACCTCGTCGACGAGTACTCGAAGACGCTCGATGTCGAGCTGGCGCCGGACAATCAGGCGGCGTCGCAGTGGGCGACCAACGCGGGCGGCGAGTACATGGCCGCCGGTGTCGGTAAGGGCATCGCCGGCTTTCGCGCCGACCTCGGTGTGGTTGACGATCCCTTCGGCTCGCGTGAAGACGCGATGTCCCAGAAGATCCGCGAGAAGGTGTGGGACTGGTATCTGTCCGACTTCTCGTCTCGTCTGAAGCCCGGCGCCAAGCGCATCATCATGCACACGCGCTGGCACGTCGACGACCTCGCCGGCCGCGTGCTGAAGCAGGTCGAGGCCGGTATCATCAAGGGTAAGGTGCTGAGCCTGCCGGCCATCGCGACAATGAATGATCCGCTCGGGCGCAACCCGGGCGAATACCTGTGGGATGATCCCTCGGGCTACGACTACGGCAAGTTTCTCCGCATGCGCAAGGCGGAGGTCACAGAATCGGACTGGGCCTCGCTTTACCAGCAGTCGCCCGTCGTCGACGGCGGCAACGTCATCAAGCTGGAGTACTGGCGCCCCTACGAGCCGCCCGGCGGCAAGTGGCCGATGGCCTCGCTGACGATCGCGAGCCTCGATGGTGCCTACACCGAGAAGACGATGAACGATCCGTCGGCGCTGACGGTGTGGCGCTGCTACACCGGCGAGGACGGACGCCCGCGCATCGTGCTCTGCGCTGCATGGCGCAAGTGGGTGCCGCTGCACGGTCCCGCGACGCCGCGGCTGCCGAACGAGAAAGACGAAGACTATCGGCTGCGCGCCTCAAAGCAGTGGGGGTTGTGCGAGTGGATCGCCGACACCTGCACGCGTTTGAACGTGGATAGACTGCTCGTCGAGGCAAAAGGGCCTGGGATTTCAGTCGCGCAGGAACTGCAAAGACTGTACTCTGAGGAACAGTGGTCGGTCCAGTTGATCGACCCGAAAGGCCAGGACAAGCTCGCCCGCGCCCACGCGGTTCAGTCGCTGTTCGTCAACGGCATCATCCACGCGCCGAACCGGCCGTGGGCCGACATGGTCAAGCAGGAGTGTGCGGAGTTCCCTGCCGGCCGGCATGACGACTTGGTGGACTCGACCACGCAGGCGCTGAAGCACCTCCGCGAGATCGGCTTCGCCGTCCGCCAGGAAGAGTACGATCTGGCCGAGTACGAACTGAGCCGGCGCAGCATGCGCCCGATCGAACCTCTTTACCCGGTGTGACATGGCCACTCCTGAACTGAAGATCTCCGCCGCGGCGCTGACGATCAGCGTCGATGACTTCTCGGGCGTCCTGCAGCGCCGCTGCCGGCAGCTCGAACGCTACCTGGATCAGCCGACGATCGTCCCCGAGCATGTCATCCAGCATCTGCAGGCGATGTACTCGGTCGCGCTCGAACTGAAAGCGCGTGTCGACGAGATCGCGGCGAGCAAGGCGGCCGAGTCCGCCGAGAAACCGAACTGACGCCATGATCGACTTCGCCCGTCTGATGCACACGATCGTCGCCTGGGCGATCTTTCTGGCGGGCGTCTTCGTTCTGGTCGAGATGTTCTGGCTATGAGGGCTCCGATGGTGGTTCCCCCGAAAGACCGACTAACGATCGACACGCCGAAGTGCGCGAGCTGCATGCACTGGGTGCGGATGTCCGACGCGTTCGGCGAGTGTGACAACGCGAAGAACGTGATCCACACCAACGAGGCGACGGCGCGTCATGTGCGCCAGCACCTCTGGGTGACGGACCTGATGCTCTGCTCGAACTGGGAACGGCGCGAGGGATGAGCGATCGGGAGATGAGAACGGCGATCCGCGCTCTTCAGATCGCCATGACTGTTGTCGCGCTCGTCGTCCTGTCGCTGCTCAGCACCGTCGTGATGCACGAGATGGGCGTCGATCGGTCTGTGCTTCGTGTGCTCGTGAACACGGTCATGTTCGTTTGTACGTCGGCCGTGTTCGTCGCGATCTTGGTCGGGCTCTTCTTTCTCTGGCGGGCGCCGCTACCATGAACGCCCGCGAGCAGCGCCTGCGCCGTATGGCCAACGATCGCGCCAATGACCGCATGATCCGCGAAGGCCGCGACGTGCGCCGCGAACAGAAGGTCAAAGCGCAGTACTACCGGGAATACCTCGAACAGTTGCTTCGGGATTGCGGGGAGGCGGTCGGTGTCTGACCTCAACCGCTACTACAAGCGCATCCGCCTCGCGCTGCACATTGACGAAGCCGACGTCGTCGAGATCTGCGCGCTCGGCGGAAAGAGGATCACCAAATCTCGGTGTGAGATGTGGGGCAAAGCGACGGACTCGCCGAAGTTCCGCGAAATGACGCCCGACGAGATGGACGCGTTCACCAAGGGCCTCGTCCAGTGGTTCGACCAGCAGGTGGCGATATGAAACGCGTCATCGTCTGCGGCGGTCGCGACTACGGCATCGCCCCGCAGGAGCGGGCGGTAATCTTCTCCGTGCTCGACAAGATCCGCAAAGAGCACGGCGACCTGTTCATCGTCGAGGGCGGTGCGATCGGCACCGACTCGGTCGCCCGCGAGTGGGCACACAAGAACAAGCAGCCGGCGGCCGAGGTCTCGGCGCACTGGTATACGCTCGGCAAGAATGCCGGGCCGATCCGCAACGGCTGGATGCTGCTGTTGCAGCCTGACTTTGTGGTCGCGTTTCCCGGCCGTCACGGCACGGCCGATATGGTCAAGCAGGCGCGCGCCGCCGGCGTCAAAGTGATTGGCTGGGCGGAAGTCGCCGAGCCCGAACCCGTCGCATAGGGACCAACAGCATGCAGTGTCATCCTTCAGTCGACCGCGCGATGCGCGTGGCGAAACCCCGGCGCGCGGACGGCGGCGCCGTCAATCGCGCTGAAATGATGCGCCGTGCGATGCAGCCGGAAGATCCAGTCACGCAAGCATACGGCGCCTACAAGGCAGGGGCGGGCCGCGGCGGGTTTGGTGATCCTTCGCAGTACATG